CGATGATGTATTTCATCGCCGCGTCGATCTGTGTCGCGTGCAGGTTTTCCAGCACGGCAGTCGCAATTTCATCGTCGGTCTTGCCCGCCTTCTTTGCCTGCTTCGCGGCAAGAGCAGCTTCGGCAAGGCGCATCTGCACCGATCTGGCCGCAATGCCGCGCACCAGAAAGCCGGGCGCGTCTGGTCCGGGGTTGATAGGTTCGCCGCTGTATTGATCGCGGAGCGGCACGAAAACACCATCCTCTTGTAGTTGCCGGGAATTGAGTTTGTTCATATCCATAGTCTATGTCCTGTGGTTGCGGTTGAAAGTCGGGGGGCATGGTCAACCACGCCGCGCCCCCCTAGCCTGCCGGAGCAGGATTAGGCTGGCTCAGTCGCCACAATCGTCGGCGCGTTCTGACGGAACCCGATTGTGAATCCCTCATACGCCGCGTTGTCGCCTTGGTTCGGCTGGTGGCTGTGCGCGATGCCCTGAGCGTAGATCACCGGATCGCCCGCAACTGGCGCATTCGCCGCCCCAGAACCGTCCACAATCTTAATCGAGAGAATACCAGCTTGGCTGTTCGCTGCGTCCTTGATGTCCCCTTGGCCTGCGTCGGAAGCAACCTCGCGGAATGTCGCCGTAGTGTCCACGCCCTGCCCTGCGCCCTTAACGGCACTGGTGAACCCGGTTTGCAGGTCAGGCACGTCGATCATGGAATGCGTGACGCCAAGCTGCGGCAGGGTGATAACGCCGTTGACCTTTACCCAAGTCAGGGCTTCAAATGCTGTGGAAGTGTTTGCGGACGGGTGGGCTTCCTCGACGAAGATGGTCTGTCCAATAAAGTTACTCATGAGTGTCGTCCTTTTGCGTCAGCGTTTCAGTTGTTTCAGGCAGTGTGCGCGTCCAGCCTATTGCAAGCCATTGCGCGGAGTCAGATTCAAGCGGGGTGGCAATCGCGCCGATGGCCCCGTTTGCCTTGTTTGTGTTTGTCAGAGACACGCGCGCGTCTTTTTTCACGCGGTTGTCTGGTAGCTTACGAAGATCGGGGTTTCCCATCTTTGCCCTTCCTGCCGTCCGGTTCGAACCGAGTGGCCGTTGATTGTTGCAGTTGTCGAGTTCGCAGTCATGCGCAAGGCGCGGGGAAAATATCCCGCAATAGCCCCTGCCTTTTGCTTCGTGACCGCCTCATAAACGCCAAGCGGTGAAACCAGTGTGATGACAAGAAACCCTTGCCGCCGCATGACATTACTCGACAGTTCGGCAGGCTCATTGTCGTTTGGCAAATGCGCAATTTTGAGATGCTCGCCCGTTGGAATGTCGCCGCCCTTTTGCGGCCATAGCACGGGATACGACAGCGCGGTAGCCATTACCTCGGCGCGTGCCATCAGTGCCACATGAATATCAGCCTCGGCGCTCATTGGATGCTCAATTCTATGCCGATAGCAGACACGATGGATTGAAACTCTTGGATCGTCAGCGCGACCATTCCGTTGGGTGCTTGGCTAGAGTGTCCATTAACGACTTTTGGCCCCGCCATATATCCGCCTTCTTCCAATTTGCGAATGTATGGCAAATTGTTAGCCAGATAAATCGTGTCGCCCGCCTTCATATTGGCAACGATCACCTCAATCTGGGCAATCGTCGCAGTGCCGGATTGATCAACGGTATCAACAACGCCAGTGGCGGCGCTACCGATTGACGCTTGCCAGTTTGACCTAGCCCGCCCTGCGTCTACAGGGGTCTTGAGAACGATCTTGCTGAACATGCGAAACGCTATCCTGCGCACGGTCAAATCCATCTTGCGCTCGGTCTTGCGCTCCCATGCCTTCACCTGATCTGCAAAGCCAGCCATCAGCGCCGCCCTACCGCGTCATAGAGGGCAGTTACGCCACCCGATGCAGCGCGGCCCAGCTTGGCGATTGTCAGCGTGCCACGGTCGCAGATGATGAGATCATCTAGCGTAACCTCGATGCTGATTGGCTCGATGATAACTTGAAAGTCACCTGCCAGGATATTGGTGCCGTCAATGCGGCGTTCTGCAATTTCAAACACCGCCATGCGCGCGGGAACAGCGTCGGGCTGTGTGCCTGCCGTGCCGCCCGTCGGGTCAGTAGGCCCGCCGCCCGTGCCTGTTGGCGTAGGTTGCTGTATGCTGCCCGTCTGCACCGCGTCCGGTTGCTTGGCAACCAGCCTGTCAAATACGCCTGTGACTCGGCTGTCGATCGTAGCCATCAGCCGCGCCTCATGTTGATAAGCCCTTGACCGCCGCGAATGTAAGCACGCAGCAATCCCTCAACCGCAACAATGCGCGCGGGTGACGTTGGCAGGTTACTACCCGCAATCGTGATCGGCCCGACCTTGATGCTTTCCGACGTGGCGCTTGTCTCAATCGTGGCAAACGGATCCAGCCCGCCTTGCAGAATATACGCCACCTCAAATTGCGCGTTGATGATGTCGGCCGGGATCGTGTCCGGATCAATCGGCCAACCGTTGAACAACCCGCTCACCAGCCGGGGCCATGATCGCGCCTGAAACTGGTATTGCTTAAGTCCGAAAAACTCATTCTTGCGGTCGATCACGGTTGCCGCGCGGCGCAGGTTGATTTCGTTGGCCGCGTCTGTCGTCGCCAGCGTCCACCCCATGACCAGGGCATACGCCTCATACGCCGCCAGCGTGCCGTAGCTGTCGGATTGCGTGCCGCCGATAGTGGTATCAAGTGACATGCGCGCCCCTAACTAACCTTGGTGAAGGGGCGAACCGTGGCCCGCCCCTCTGCAAAGATTAGCCCAGCAGGGTTGCGACGAAGTTCGGCTTCCAAACCTTCGCGGCATAGAAGGTCGTGATGTCAAACATCGCCTTGCCATAGCCCTTGTAAACCGCGATTTCGTACACGATCCCGGAGAATGGGTCTTGCACTGTCAGGCGGTCCACAGCGCTGTCACCACCAAGGGGCTGAGCAGGCGGACGCACTACCAACTCGGCAGCGGCGCGATGGAATGCGAAGTTGCCTGTATAGTTTGCGCCGATGGTCACGGCTACGTCGTCAGCCGCTGCAACGCGCAAGCCCGGCGCAGCAATGGTAAACGTTCCCGATGCGGCAACAATGCCGGTTTCGACGACGTATTTGTTGGTATCGCCGGCGAATGTCACAACGTCGCCTGCTTTGATGCCGGTAGCGCCTTGGGTGGCGCCGTTGAACACAATGGCTGTTGCACCAACGGCAAGCGCGCCGTTTACGGTCACGCCGGTTGCAGTGCCTTTGACGTGGCTCACAATGCCGTTGCTTTCCTTCAGCATCAGACCTTGCAGGTTCAACAACTCACCACGGCGCAACAGGTCATCCCCGCCCGACTCGTTCACCTTTTGCAACTGTGCCAAGTTGCGTAGCTTGGTGCCTGCGTTGGTATTCATGGCCACAGTAGCCTGACCGTCCAGCGGCATACCGTTGTCCACCAGAATTTGACGCAACTCGGCAATGCTGTCAAAGTTGCTACCGAATGGGGTTGTGCCAGCCGTGCCGATTGCGCGGGATGCGCCACGGGAGATCGTCAGCGCGGCGTAGTTTTCAATGCTGTTCGTGATGCCCCGCATGGCTTGTGCGATCTGGTCGCCATAGACGGTCTCATAGCCAGCGCCGTTGTTCAGGTGCAGGATATCCTCGCCGGTGTAGGGGATTTGAACGTTGGCCACCTGGTCAATGGTGGTTGTCTTGTTATCGACGGTCTGATCATCACCCTCTGGGATGGTCATCGCCGGGGTGTAGCTGGTGTTGACCGTTGCAGAACGGGTGAACGCCGACCGCACAGTGTCGCCAAAGGCGGCGCGTTCGGTGCCTGCGTTAATGGTCATGGATGGAATGACGCCGACAAGTTCGCGGCCAACAATATCAGCGGCCTTGTAGATGTCTGCGGCAAGATCGGTCAGAACGTTAGCCATGGGGTGCTATCCTTATGCGGGGCCTAGTCAGCGACTTTGCCGCCAGATTTTGCGTGATCAGCACGCCCAGATTGCGACAATGCGTCAAACTGCGCGCGTGTGATTGTGATTTGGTTTGGCTTCCCGCCCGTCGATCCGGCAGGCTTCCCGCCGCCGCCCTTGCCTGCATCCCGAACCGCGTATGGCTTGGATGCTGCAAGTTCCTTCGCCAGATCGGCCAAGGTAGCCCCGTGATCCGCGCCTGAGCCAATCATCGGTTTTCCGTCTGAGGTCATGATCTTTGCAGACCCGTCCTCATGGAACTGAATACGCATCATA